GCATGGCGTTGACATACGAATTATGTATGCCAGTGTTCAATGGCGATGCCCTCAGGGTCGGTAGCATTGTAAACTTCTTCTGCAGAAGAAGCTGCACCTACCCGGCCCGCCAGTCCGATGGTCCCAAGTGTCCTAAGGATTTTATCTCCCGGGAAATCCTGAAGAGCAGTCTTCCGCACTTCAGGGTTCCGGGACCCGCTTGTTCCCACAAGCTCCGGCGTCGGTTGGCCCAAACGCTAAACGCGTTTGCGGCAGCATTTATCTCGGTGTGGCCATCTAGCCAATTTGGCCTATGTCCCACACCCCCGAACCTGACCGCCATGTGGGCCCTTTGCAAGTTTCTGCATTGGGTCTGCAAGGTTTACGTCGGGAACGGAGAGCCCTGGTTAGCGCCCGTATTACGGGGGATAGCCACTTGGGCGAGATATCATGCGTCAACCACGCATCTGCACCTACCTCCGGAGGGAATCTTTCGGACCCCGCTGAGTTCAGCGGATGGTTCAATTGATTTTGGGAAGCTGTTCACTGGATCGATTTCCAGGAAGGCAACTTCCCCCTCTTGCTTACTGCGCTTTTCGCGGTTCGCAAGAGCCCTTCCTCCGGGGGATGACTGGACGTGCGCACAGGGTCTGGTTGATCACCAGAAAGCCATGCGCGATAATCCGACGGTTCCTGAGCAGCTTACTAAGCTGTTCAAAGACGTTGCTACACGAATTTCGTGTCAGCCACTTCTGAAGGATGTCGGCACGCCCGGATTCACCTTGAGCATGTCTTCCTGTCTAGAAAGAACACGCTCACAGGGAGGTGCAGCGGAAGAGGTGAAGGAGGCAGTCTGGGAAATTTTCCCAGGTCTGCGTCGTATCCACGAGGGGGTGACGGAGGAAGAGGACACCGAACTCAGCAGAGTTCCGTGCCTCGACCGTAATCCGCTCTACTCCGACGTGGAATACTATTACTCCTTCTACGAGGGGCTTCCTGAGCACGTGCCTCGGGTCGAGAGGTTAACCTATCTCGCATGCTGCGAGAAGGTCTTTCCTCCTTGTCGACTCGAGCGTCGCGTGCCTTCACACCGTATCATACCTGTCCCCGATCGCGGGGGCTTTAAGATACGGGTGATTACCGCAGGGGAGGCTTTGACTCAAAGTCTCGCCCATCAGGTCAGGAAGGTGGTTTACCGGAAGGTCCTCCCCACGCTGCCCACGGTTTGGGGCATCCGTGAGGATGGTGTCCGCAATTTCATCGAGCAGTTAAGAATGCCAAGTTCCCCCGACCCGCGATTGGGTCGATGGGTGGCTCTTTCCTGCGACATGAAAGCGGCTACCGACCGGTTTCCACATCCCCTCATCGAGGCTATTAACGACGGCCTGGAGAGCAACCTCTCTGAATCTCAGAGGCGTTGTCCTGCCTGGCTCGCTTGGCGATCCCTGTCCGGCCCACAACGTCTGTTGTATCCCGGGGGGGACGTCGTTCTTAGCTCTTGCGGGAACTTAATGGGGACGGCTCCATCCTGGGCCCTTCTGAACATGTATAATTATGCATTGTTCAGGTTGGCCTGGTCGATTTGGTCGACGGGGTGGAGTCGCCGAAAGTTTCCTGAACTGGCCGCACGGGAAGTTCTCCCGTCTCGCCAGTCACTGGACGGTTCTTGGGAACCATTAAAGTCTAGGGTGCTGCGGGTGCTCAGCGATTCTCGCTTTCACCCTTGGAACTTCCCGAAAGGGCTCAAGTTCAATGAGCTTGCTGCCCTTGTCGGGGATGACCTTGCAGCGGCGTGTCCCTTCGGCGTTGCGATGTTATATGAGCTCATACTCGAGCTCTGTAACGGCAAGCCGTCCGCGGGAAAACATTACGTTATGCCGTGGATTGACGGTAGCTACTTGCTCCTAGCTGAGGAGTTTGGCTTCGTCAAGGGGGATCGGTTGGTACACCTCCATGCCGAATTCCTTCGTGGAATCGTCACGGGTACCAATTGCGTAGACACCCGCTCTCGTAACCCCGAGTGGGCCCAAATTGGGCTTTCACTCGCGGCCTCGATCGCGGGGTGCCGCAATGAGACTCGGAGGGCTCTATCGAGCTTCTCTCATCTCATGTTGGCGGACCTACGCAAGACCCTTTTACGCTTCGGCCTCCCTATTTACCTTCCGGCTTCTGTCGGAGGTTTAGGTTGGCCGCACCCTAGGGGTTTGGAGTACGCACTGGAGCGCACCTCAGCGAAGGTGCTCCGGGCGTACTCGGTGGTGCGCGGCTTTCGTCAGGACCCGGTGCAATTTATTTTAATTATTGCACGTCTGCGGTCCTCTTGGATGAGGCCCGAGTTACGGACTCCGTTCTCGAACCTCCTAAGCCTGCTCTCCGGGTACTTCAGATCTCTGAAGGTTTCCCGGGACGAGCAGGGACGACTTGCCCCCTGCACGCCGGAGAGCCCAATTGGGCTCCCGTCCTTGGACGGTACCTCGAAGAATTTCTTCGATTGCATCGATTCCATAGGAGTGCATGGGGTGACGGTTGCCTTCGTTGCAGGCGAGGAACTTCCTCTCCTGGAACAGAAGGAACGGTTCCGGACGATTGGAGCGTCTCGGAGGGCCTATGGTCAGGCTATCTCCGATCTACTCCGTCGCCGGGAAGGTCACGTGCCACCACTGCTACCTCGCCGCTCGGACTACGCGGCGTTGATAGCGGAGGACGAGAAGCTGGTCAGGGATTGTCACCTCTATTTGGGTGAGTCCCTGGAAGCCCAGCTCCCGTTTCTCCAAGGAGTCCTCGGTAAGAGCCCGGAGGAGGCTCTCGAGGACATTGGCGAAGCCGAATAGCACATTGCGCTATGAGGCTTCCCCCGACGACCTGGATTGGACTCGGCCGGAGATTCTCCGGC